CGGATGCTGACACTAAGCAACGTATAGCGCACGAGATTGCCACACAAGCACATACAATAGCACAAGCACAGATAGAGGTGAACAAAACTGAAGCAGCAAGCAAGGACTTATTTGTCGCAGGTTGGCGACCCGCTGTGGGTTGGACTTGTTGCCTTGGAATGGCAGGTAACTTCCTTGTTATTCCGATGGCAAACTTTGCGCTTGCTTTATCCGGTTCTCCAATCGTTATTCCCCTTATAGATTTGTCAACTATGTTGCCTGTCCTTATGGGGATGCTTGGGTTAGGTACGTTGCGTACATACGAAAAGACTAAGGGAGTTAAGTGATGCAGAAGCCTAAGCCTACTGATTACAACAACCAACAAGACTATTTAAATGATTGGGCAGGTTGGCAAGTAAACACAGGAAGTTGGTCAGAACCTGTACCTACAGACTGGAAAGCTCCTGTTGTTACTCCTCAGCCTGATGGAATGTTGACTAACACAACAACCCCTACTGAGGACACGTATACTGCACCGCCTACTGACTACGTGCCTGAGTACGTACAGCCTAAGACTACTCAAGTAGAAGACTTGTTTTCTAATGAGCTTGGTAGTTCAACAGAAGCGGACGACCCTTTTGCGATAGATGTAGAATCTGAGGACACGTATACTGCACCGCCTGCTGACTACGTGCCTGAGTACACAGCGCCAGTAAACTCTGCTACAGGATACAGAGAAGACGGTGACGTTTCTAGCAGTCCTGAAGTATTAGTAAACGCTGCTACAGGATACAGAGAAGACGATGACGTTTCTAGCAGTCCTGAAGTATTAGAAGAAACTGACCTTTTTTCTGACTATAGCAGACTTACCACTGGTAATCAAATAATAGACGCTAGTTACAGCGACGACCCCGCTACTTATTTAAGCACAACAGACGCTTCAGGTTTGCCGTTTATGGAGTATACTCCTGAAATGATGGAGTCTGTAACATTTGACGACCCTTCTAGGCTTGGTGATTATACTAATTTTGGAGGTCGTTTGATAAGCGGTGACAGCGAGGAATATGAAGCCGCCTTTACTTTTAACAATTTACTTAGCAGAGGTATTGACGAACAAACAGCTTTAGATTGGTTTGATAATGACGGGACAGCAGCAGGCGCTAATAAAATATTGTCTGATACTTATTTTGAAAAACAAGACGCTGTTATTTCAGAGTTAAATAATTCTATTGAACTAGACAACAACGCTAAGTTTAAAAGTCAATACAACGGTTTAGATTTTGAAGGTAAAATCAGTTTTTTACACGACCAGTTAAAACAAGAAAATATTACTCAGGAACAATACGAACAACTGTGGCGTGACGAGTGGAACGAAAGTCAAGTAGGTAGTGATAATCCTAATTATATAGTTCAAATAGATGCTCCTAGAGATTGGGATGCCGGTCAGGGCGCGGGTATTTATCAAGATGAATATTCTCCTAAATACAAAGCAGGAGATAAAATATGGGTTACTACGGACGGTACAGAAATTTTAGGAGTTGTACGTACAAACACTTATACTCCTAACGAGGTCAATGCAGACCGAAAGCTACAGTACTACGACAACATAGGGCCTCTTACGGAAAACATTCCCGACCAATCAACATGGATGGATGTAAGAGAAAGCGTGTTAAAACCCGGCTTGAGAACTGCCATAGCAGCCGCTACTAGTGGTGCGTCTGAACAACTCTATTCAGCCGTTAGGTTAGCTACAGGTGAAACACTGCACGGTTCTGACTACGCTAATTTAGTTGTTGGTGGTTTAGAAATGGCAGGGGTAATTACAGCACCAACAGAAGTTGTTGACCCTAATACGGGTGAAATAGTTAAAACAGCAGGAAAAGGGTTAAGTATTGGTGGTTTAAATCTAAGCTACGAGGCTACTACTAGTTTAATTAACGGGTTAGGTGAAAAAAATCCCGTGGCTGTTATGACTTCTTTAATGGGTGATAAATGGCCTGACACCTTAAAAGGTTTTGGTATTCCTGCAACACTTGTAGACGACCCTGACTTTATGAAGGCGTTTAACAAAGGCTTAAATGTTGCACTTGATGGTGGCAGTTTAGAGGATGTCTTAACCGAAAGCGTTGAAAAGTACATTAAAGAAGGTGGTAGTTTTGGAGACTTACTAGAAGGTGATTATGACGTTTCTATGTTTGATGGGTTAGGAGACGTTTTAAAACCTTTCATGGACGTACTGAAAGAGGTAGCAGAGGGAGCAGAGGACTTGCTTAAACCAGTTGTTGACGTAATTGCTGACGCTGCTGAACCTATAATAAACACTGCTGATGATATTATAGACGCAACAGGAGACGTAATTGAAGACACTGTAGATGTCGTAGCTGATACGTTTGAACCTGTAGTAGACACTGCTGATGATATTATAGACGCAACAGGAGATGTTATTGGCGACACTATAGATGTTGTAGCTGATACATTTGAACCTATAATAAACACTGCTGATGATATTATAGACGCAACAGGAGATGTTATTGGCGACACTGTAGATGTTTTAGCTGATGCCGCTGACCCTTTAGTAGACGCTGCTGATGATATTATAGACGCAACAGGAGATGTTATTGACGACACTATAGATGTTGTAGCTGATACATTTGAACCTGTAGTAGACGTTATTGATGATATTATAGACGCAACAGGAGATACTCTCGAAGACCTTGCGGACGCTTTACCTGACGTACCTGACGTACCAGAGTTACCTGAGTTACCTGACTTACCTGACTTACCGGACGTACCTTTACCTGACTTAAACTTAAACTTACCAAGCATGGGTATGCTGTCAGGCACAAGGACTACAGATAGTTTGTTTGGTAAAGATTTATTTAAGTTTAAAACTAAGATAGGTGTTAGTCCGCAGGAACAACTAATGCAAGCACCACAAAGAAAGCAACAAAAACAAGAGTACGATAATTTATTTGAAGACCCTTTTTCAAGCACTTTTAATTTTAAGGTATAAAACAACATGACATATTTAGATGCAATAAACAGTGTACTGCGTCGGTTAAGAGAGGATGAAGTAGCGTCCCCTAACACTTCAGCATACTCAAAGTTAATCGGAGAGTTTGTCAACGATTCAATTAGTGTTGTTGAGAACGCGTGGAATTGGTCACAGCTTCGCAGGACTGAACGGTTTAATACAGTCGAGGGACAACGCTACTACCCTTTTTTAGACTTAAACTTTAACTATACAACACTACAAGTAGTTGACAGTACAGGTAAACAACTACTAGATTTAAATACTCAGGATAACTTTACGTACGATATTTTTACTAGTGAAGATAGTCCAGAAACAGGAGCACCTGAGTACTACGCTAATACAGGCTTAGATAGTACTAATGAACGTCCTGAGATTGCTATTTATCCTTTTCCTGATGGAGTGTATAAAATCAGAATGACCGTTGTCGATAGGTCAGACCGTTTGACCGAAGGCACTGATAACATCAAGGCGCCTTTCCTACCTATTACTCAGCTTGCTCACGCTATGGCAGCGGAGGAACGAGGAGAGTTAGGAGGAACTAGCACAAGTAAACTATATGCAATTGCTCAGTCTTCTTTGTCCGATGCTGTTGCTATGGACGCGGGTAGGTTCCCCACTGAAACAGTGTGGTATGACGTATGAGCCAACAATTACGTAATTTAACAGTAGCCGCACCTGCGTTCTTCGGTTTAAACACCGAGGAATCTCCTGTGGGCATGAGTCCTAACTTTGCGTCAGTTGCTGATAATTGTGTAATTGACAGTCGTGGTCGTATCGGCGCACGTAAGGGCTATAACAACGTATCTACTAACGGTGGTGCAGTTCTAGGTAGTAGCCGTGGTATTGAAAGTATGCTAGAGTTTACTAAATACGACGGAGGTGTTGTATTATTCTCAGCAGGTAACAATCAGATATTCCACGGTACGACTACACTGGCTGCGTGTACTCTTCCTACTGGTTACACTATCACAGCAAACAATTGGAAGATAGTATCATTTAACAACGACGTTTACTTCTTTCAGAAAGACCACCATCCTCTTGTTAGTAAGACAGGTTCCACTACACTTATTAAGGTAGTAAAAGGCAACCACGATGCTCCTTTTGGTAACGAAGTATTAGCAGCGTTTGGTCGTCTGTGGGTAGCCAATGTAACAGGTAACAAACACACAGTATATGCTTCTACTTTGTTAGACGGAGAAGAGTTTAACGGAACCGATTCTTTTGAAATAGACGTTACTAAGTTTTGGCCTGAAGGCTACGATGAGATTGTAGCATTGACAGAGCATAACGGCTTGCTTATTATCTTCGGCAAGCACTCCATGTTAATTTATGACGGAGCGCAAGGTGGAGCAGGTGTTTCGGGTAACCCTGCTAGTGCAACCTCTACCATCTTCCTAAAGGACACCGTAGAGGGCATAGGATGCATTGAGAGGGACTCTGTGCAGGCTACTGGTAATGACATACTGTTCCTATCTAATCGTGGTGTAATGAGCTTAGGGAGGCTTATACAGGAGAAGTCACTACCTCTGCGTGACGTTAGTAAGAACGTACGTACTGACCTAATGTCTTTTGTTAAAGCAGAATCGCTACCTGTTAAGAGTACTTATAGCCCTGACGATGCTTTTTACTTAATAACTTTCCCTACGAGTAACACTACTTATTGTTTTGACGTAAGAACTCCCTTGGAAGACGGTTCGTTTAGAGCAACTACTTGGTCAGGTGTAATGCCTTTGTCCTTTGCTCAAGTAGCCTCTAACGGTTTTTACATGGGACTGTCTACAGGTATTGTACAGCATGATGGTTATCTTGATGATGCAGACACGTACACCATGAGTTACTTTAGTCAGCCTTTAGACTTTGGAGACTCTACTGTTGTTAAGTTTTTAAAGAAGTTTAACCTAACAGTTATAGGTGGTCAGAATGCAACAGCCGTTCTTAATTGGGGTTATGACTATGCAGAGAACTACACAAAGCAACCGTTTACTATAGGTGGTGGACAGGCCGCTGAGTTTGGAGTTGCAAAGTTTAACACAACGGCAGAGTTTGCAGGTGGTTTAGATGTTAATACACCTAAAGTAAATACAACAGGTTCTGGTAACGTAGTTTCCATTGGCGTTACTTCTACAATAAACAACAGTCCTTTTTCAATACAAAAAATTGACATACTAGCTAAAACAGGAAGACTACTATAATGGCCAATTATTCCCCAAGTACTAATTTTACAGAGAAAGACGGATTTCCAATAAACGACCCTCGTAAGATTATTAAAGGCTCTGAGTTCGGAGCAGAGTTTGCTGCCATCTCAACCATGAGCAGCGAGAAATCTGACCTCGCGTCACCGGTATTCACAGGTACAGTAACTATACCTACTGCTACTGTTGCTACAGCTACTATTGCTACAGCTAACATTGCCGCAGGTGCTATTAACGCTACATCTTTAGACTTACTTGATAATCAAAAGATTAAACTAGGCAGCGCCGACCAATTAGAAATTTATTACGACTCTTCTAATAGTGTCATAGCTGACGTAGGTGTAGGTAATTTAGAACTAAGAGGAAGCAACGTAGTTCTACAGAACCCTTTAGGTACTGAAACACTAGCGTCGTTTACAGAAGATGGCGGGGCAGTTCTTTACTACGACAACTCTCCTAAAATAGCTACGGATACTAATGGTGTTTCTATTGCAGGTAATGTTGATATGCCTGATGCTGCTAAAATTCTGCTAGGTGATGATGATGACCTACAAATCTACCATTCAGGTTCAAACTCATACATTGAAGACACAGGTACTGGCGGTTTATTTATCACAGGCAACACTTCCTTGACTTTAGCCGGTGGTGTTACAGGACAGAGTAAGTACATTGTATCAACTACAGGCGGGTCTACTGACGTGTACTACGCCAACAGCAAGAAACTATCAACAACCAATACAGGCATAGACGTTACCGGATTAGTAGTGGACAAAGCTGCCAATGGTATTCTAACTGAGTTTAAAATAGGAGGCACTGTAGTTGGCGGTGTACGTGGTGATACAGCTGTTGATGTTGATGACTTAACTATAGGCAGCGGTAATATTTCTTTACGTTATGCTAATGCGAACGACCCTGCAACTGGCTATCTCTCTGGTAACATTTCTCCCGCAAAGATATCAACCGGCGGTGCTAATGGTGGCGCTATTGACTTAGGCAGAGCAGGCTCTAATTTTGACAACATTTACGCAGACAACGGTACTATTAACACGTCTGACGCTACTGAAAAGCAAAGCATTGAAGAGCTGACTGAAGTAGAGACCCGTGTGGCTGTAGCTTGTAAAGGCTTGATACGTAAGTTTAAGTGGAACTCAGCGGTAGAGCAGAAGGGTAACGAAGCTAGGTATCACTTCGGTGTTATTGCTCAGGACTTACAGGCTGCCTTTGCTGCCGAAGGGTTAGACGCAGGAGACTACGGTTTGTTTATTAGCTCTACTTGGACTGACGACAACGGTGTAGAACAAACAAGGCTTGGTGTACGTTACACTGAGTTACTAGCATTTATTATTGGAGGGTTAGCATAGTGTCATTAGTATCAGACTTATTAAACGCAGGTGGTCAGTACTACTTAGGAACATCAGGTGCTGACGACGCGAGAGCCGCAGGTCAGTCCGCTGTAGCTATGGGTGAGGCCGCAGGGCAGTCAGCTATTGACCGTTCTTCCTTCCAACCTTACACAGTAACAAGTAACTTAGCCACAGGTAGTACTAACGCTCAAGGTGGTTTAGACTTATCATTGTCTGCCGAAGAACAACGCCGACAGAATGAAAGATTCAGACAAGCAGAGTCTATCTATGGTGCTATCGGTGCTGACCCAAGTAGAATGGCTAGTGAGTACTACGAGAGCATTAGAGCAGCACAGCGTCCAGAAGAAGAACGTAATCGTTTAGCTATGCAACAAGGTTTGTTCTCTAGTGGTCGTGGTGGTATTTCTTCAGCGCAGTATGGGGGTACTCCAGAACAGTTTGCCTTTGAGAAAGCAAGAGCAGAAGCACAGCTAGGCGCAAGCTCTACAGCTCGTACAGCAGCCTTAGCCGAACGCGACCAACAGCTTAAAGCAGCGGGTTTACTTACTGACCAAGCCTATCAAGGACAGCGTGAGGCTATTGACCTCTTTGGCGCAGCTGCTACTCCTGCACAGCTTGCGGCTACAGGCGCTAGAACAGGTGCTGAACTTGCGGCTCAGCTTGAAGGTACAGGTATTGAAGGTATGCTTCAGGGTGAAGAACTGGCTAACTACTTAGAACGTGCGGCTATTGCCGGTGCGTTGCCTGCTGTTACAGGTTCTTATGATGCCGACACTGGACAATACACAGGTGGTATTGTAGGTGGTCTTGGTAGTTTATTCCAATCAGGCGGCTTGTTAGGTGGCCTAGGTTTAGGGGGTTTGTTTGGAGGCGGTGGAACGCCAACAGGCGGGTTTACAGGAGGTATCGGTGGCGGAGCAACAGGAAGCCAAGGCGGTGGTGTAGACACAGACGGTGACGGTTATCTTGACATTCACGACCTTTACCCTAACGACCCAAGTAAACACTAATAGGAGATAACAAAATGGCACAACAAGATTTAGCAGGATTATTAACAGGCGTTGGCTCGGCTCCTATTGACCCTATGCAAGGTGCTTCTATACGTGACAGAGAGATTGCACTACAACAGAAAGCGTTAGGTGGTTTCCGTAAAGGCGTAGGTGCGCTCACTGGCGGTCGAGTGGATGCTCGTTCTATGCAGGAGAAAGCTCAAGAAGCGTTGGCAAAACTAGACCCCACTGAGAAAGAAGACCGTGAAAAGATACTACAGATTGTTAGTCGTGTGTCTCCTGAGCGTGTACCTGAGTTACGTGCGGCTTTTGCTGAGAAGGATAAGGAAGAGGCGTTATTATCAGCATCTATTACTTCCTCTACTGAGACTAGAGCATCAATAGCGAAACAGTTAGCAAAGACACATCCTGACTTAGCTCAGGCAATTATTGACGAAAGAGCTTCCGGTCAGAATCAGGCACTACAAGCAGGCTTGGATATTATTAAAGAGAGAAGTAAACCAAGTAAAGGAGAGACCGACCCTTCTTTAGTCAAGGAATACAAATTTGCAAAAGACAGTGGATATGAAGGAACTTTTCAAGAATTTATACAATCTAAGAAAAGCCCTCTAGTATCTACAGTGGTGAGTCCGGGAGAAAAAGCGAAGGCAGAACGTATAGGTAGGCTGTTTGAGCCTTTAGATACAGTGGCTACCGCTACTCAAGAAAAAGCACTTACCGCTGTTGATACAAAACAAAATGCTCTTAAAATACTAAGCCAAGTAGAAAAAGACGCTAATACAGGTACTATACAAGGTATGACCTCTGACTTAGTTAAGTTCGCGCAGAGTGCTTATCAAATGGCAGGTATGCCTGTACCTGCTTCAGTTACTGATAAAATGTCTTCAAAGGCTTTCTATCAGAAGTTAGCGGCTGATGGTTTGTTACCACGTATTGCGGAACAGGGTAGAGGCTTTACAGACACTGAGAGAACTTTCTTCCTAAACGAAGTATTGCCTAGTTACAACCAGACGTTCCAGTTTAACGAACTAGCCGGTAATATGCAGTTAGTGGAAGCTCAAATGGACTTAGAGGAAAACGGTTTTGCACAGGCACGTAGAGCTTTTTACGTAGGAACTGATACACCGCCTACTGGTACACACGCAGAGGCTTTCTCTAACTATTTAGAACGACTGCCTATGGCTAAGTTTGAGAAACATACTAGAAAAGTAGGCGGTAAAGACGTAACGTATGATAGAATGGTCGCTTTGCAAGACAACGCTAAATTGTATCAGTACTGGACGGGCGGGGAAGCTCCAAGAGGCTTTACACTACCTATAACAAATAAACAAACAGGCGCTGTGGAAGAAACTGACCTTAGTTGGGGTCAGATAAATGCACTAGCTAAGAAAAAGAATACAACTCCACGACAGCTATTGGCACAAGCACAACGCACAGGTAATCTAATAAAGGCGATTTACTAATGTCTAATCTTGATATATCATCATGGTACGTACCGGAAGTAGAGGAAAACGTCGCAGGCGATGAAATCACAGGTGATGTAACTTTTGAAATGCCTAACGAAATTATAGCACGTAGACAAGCAACGGTAGAAGCACAACAGCTTATGAATCAACAAGGGAGCTTCCCAGAAGTTCCTGAGTTGCCTGACGCTTCTGTCCCTTCTTCAGGAGGAGAAGGTGTAACAATGGGAGAAGAAGTTTCTCAGGCTGTCTCACCTATTGTTAATCCAGTTATGGAAGTAATAGACGCAGTTAATAACACAACTTATGGTTTTGCTTTTGATGCTCTGAGAGCCGCGACATACGGGGGCAGTCTTATAACCCGCAACGCTCAAGAACTTATAGAGAAAGCGGTTCAAGGTGGTGAGTTTGAGGGACAGGAAGGTATTGTTCTCGATACCCCTGACATCTTAAAGAATAAGTCTTTTGTGTCTGACCCAGAAACGGAGGCTTTCCTAGATAAAGGCGGCTATTATGCGGCATTAGGGATGAACCTAACATCAGCGGCTAAAGCGCAGGTTAATGCACTAGGGAACGGTATTGTTAAATGGAACAAAAAAGGCGCTAGACTAGACCCTGTTAAAGGTACACCTATGACAGGTGTTGAAGGAACTCGTCAAGGAATTACTCGTTCAGTTTCGCAATCTTCTATGCCAACTGAAGCTAAAATAGGCTTAGGTATGGCAGCGGGTGGTGAGATAGCCGCAGAACTAACAGACTCAGATAGCCCTTTAGTAGCTCTTGCAGGAGAACTAACCGGTGGTATTGTAAGTGCTGCTAGTCCTGCTAAGTACGTAGACGCGGCTACTGGTCTTCTTAAATATGCTGATACAGGATTAACTGTTCAAGGGAAAAACCTTATAGACCTGTATGACAAGAAGTATGGAGAGGACGCTGTTAGTCTTGCGCGGCTTAAAATGCGAGGTTCATCAGTGTCTCCTTACGAAGCTAAACTTGCTTTAGAAAATCCAGATACTATTTTTACTCCTGCTACACAAACAGGAGATTCCGGTATTTTAACACTAGAGCGTAGTTTAGCTTTAGCTAACCCACTGTTTAAGCAAAACGCCGATGATGCTATTGACCAAGCACAGTTTTCCTTGGCTAAAGAACTAGAAGCTGTTTTAGACCCTCAGACAGGTACTTATAACTGGGAGGCATTAGAGAAGTTAATCCTTAGTAAGAAAGACGATTTACTCTCACAGGTTGACGATAGAGTTGCTGCGGCAAAACAACAATTAGCAGGTCTGTTGAAAGTATACGACGGCGACACTACTAAAATGTCCAAAGAGTTTTCTCGTATTTATAAGGAAATGACAGACGATATTTATCAGCAGGAGAACAACCTGTGGGAACCCGTTGTTAATAGTGGTTATCAAATGGAAACAGCGGCTTTTAAACAGGCTATTGAAGACATCGTAGTAAACTCTAACTCTCAGGTTAAACTTCCAGTTAAGGAATTTGCTGAGTACTTGGGCATGGGTATTATGCGTACAGGTAAGGGGTTTAAGGTTGTACCTATGAGCCTGCGTGGTGACAAGTCTATGAAAGGCAAGGAAGTCTACTTTCCGAAGGTGTCAGTACAGTCATTGGAATCCCCTGATGTTATTAAGAGAATTAGAACTAATCTTAATGAGATGGTACGTGACCCTAATAAGGATTTAAGTAAGGACGCTCTTGTCGCGGCTCAGGATGCCGCTGTTAAGGCTATGGAAGGTTCCGTAGAATCAGCACCTACGGCTATTAGAGACTACTACAGAGTCGCTACGAGGTTCTCTCGTGACGTAAACGATACTTTAAAAGGTGACGGTGTATTCCCTAAAGTAACTAAAGCTCCTGACCCTAAAAAGTTAGAAACTCTTATGAAAGGGGAGTCTCAAACTGATATGGCGGTAGTGTCTGACGAACTAACAAGACTGTTTGGTCTTTCTAGGGAAGCAGGAACCTCAGAGGCTGTTAGGTCAGAGGCTTTAAAACAAGCAGAAACATTGCTTTTAACTAAGTTCCAAACTCAGGTAGACCCTACAGACTTAGGTTCTTTTGATGTGTTTATACGTTCACACAAGGATTGGTTTGATACTTTTCCTGAAACTGCTCAGTTAATCAAAGCCGCCAGAGCGCAGGCGCAACAGCAGGGAAGAATTATTAAAGACAGGGAGTTAGTGGCGGAATCAGCTAAGCAAGATTTCTTTGTTAAGATTGCAGGTATGAAACCTAACCAAGTAATGGATGAAATACTTACATCTTCTAACCCAATGGCTACTGCGGCTCGTTTTAAGAAGCTACTTAGTGGGAAAGACAACAAGGAAGCTATGGAAGTGTTCCGTGAGGGTATTGTTAGGAGGTTTGTAAACTCCTCTATGAAAAACATAGAAGCGGCGGCTTCTGGTAGAGGAACTATGCAGGCTGTAGACCCTCAGGGTTATAAGCAGACTCTGAAAGATTTAGAACCTTTGATGAAGGTTTTTAACACAAAGAATCTAGGCGGTTTAGAGTTGTTACGTAGAGACTTAATTAAGATGGAAAAAGCTCTGTCAGCTAGAGGTACTAAAGAACCGATAGAAAATCTAAGTATAGGAAAGATGCTACTGGCTAAAGTAGCCGCTGTTAAGGCGGTAAACGTGTTGTTTGGTTCTTCTTCCATTATGATTGCAGGTACAGCTTCTAACTTTGCAACTAAGGGTTTACAGAACATGGGACATAGTGTTGCTAATAAGATTCTACAGGATGCGATGAAAAATCCTGAGCTTATGAAAATTCTGCTGTCTGAGAATCCAACAAGAACACAGCTAGAGGCATTGAAAAGCGGTAAATTCCAAACAGGAAGACTCTTGTATAAGACATTAGTAGAGAAACTTCCAGACGAGGAGTAATAAACAGTAGACGTAAAAAAGGGGGTCGCAATGACCCCCAAGTTTACTACACTTTTACGTACCAATAAATGCTCATTTACTACACTTTTTACACCTTTGGTTTAACTTTGTGTCTGTTTGCGTAGTACAACACCGCATATCAGCACTTTCTTAAACTATTTCACAAGCACCTCCGGTACACGCTAGTTCCTGTGAGCCGGTGGTGTTATCTTCCTGCTCAAAGTATTGCAGGTCATTCCAGTTAATATCTTTAGGCATTGATGCTAGTAGTTTATCATATTCCTCAGCACTGATGTCCTCATAAGGAGCTTGTTGATACGTATGTTCACTTACTGGCAACAAACTAA